TACAATGGGCTTCGTCACCAGAGCAAATGAAAGCTATAGACCCTGATATTCCCAATGTGGGACTTAAAGGTGATTATTTTGTAGCTCCTATGATGATGAGTGAAGAATTTACTAAATTTGAAGGCACAGTGATGTCTATTGACCCATCAGGTCGTGGAGAAGATAAGACAGCCTATGCAGTGCTTAAAATGCTTCATGGAGTGCTTTATCTGACCTCTGTAGGCTCATTAGAAGGTGGTTACAGTGATGACACTATGGCAAGACTATCTAATATCGCAAGGAAGCATGATGTAAACTATGTGGTCATTGAGAGTAACTTTGGTGATGGTATGGCAACTCAGTTGTTAAAACCTATCATGGCAAAGATACACGCATGTGAAATAGAAGAAGTAAGACACAATACACAAAAAGAGAAAAGAATAATAGATACCCTAGAACCACTTATGAATAGCCATAGGTTAGTTATAGATGATTTGTTAATTCACGAAGATTTTAAGAATGAGCCAGACCATCAGTTGTTTAGACAGATGACTAGGCTTACTAGAGACAAAGGGTCGTTAAGACATGATGATGCTATAGACGCATTAGCAATGGCGGCTAAATATTGGGTAGACCGATTGGATAGAGACCAAACTCTTTCCTATAATCAACACAAAGAAGAACTGTTAGACCAAGAATTAGAAAAATTCATGGAACATAACATTGGAAGGAAACAAGAGAAAGACAGATGGATATAGAACAAACTAAAGAAGCTATTAAGAAAGAAGAAGGTTTCCGTATGGAAACTTATCATTGTACCGAAGGTCATCTTACAGGTGGCTATGGTCATAAAATGTTAGATGGTGAAGTACCACCTAAAGACAAAGCAGGGTGGGACGCCTTGTTTGATAAAGATTTTAATGTTGCACTTAATGGTGCAGAAGAATTACTACAGATGTGTCCTAACATACATCAGACTGCCAAGCATTTGGTTGTCGAAATGGTGTACCAAATGGGTGCTTATGGGGTGTCCAAGTTTAAGGGTATGCTCAAAGCACTACAAGAAGAGGACTATAAGACTGCCAGTGTGGAAATGCTAGATAGTAGATGGGCAAAGCAAACTCCCAATCGTGCTAATCGTATGGCAGAACGCATGGCAAATATTTAATAAAAAATTCTGTGGGGGTATTCGTATATACGAGACGGCGAGTTTCCCCCATGCCACGCCATAAAATCCACAGGAAACGCCTAGAATATATACAGTATGCGGATTTTTTTGTGTATAAGGACAGCATATCCTTTGCACACCTGCGGACTTTTTAAATGTTTTTGCGTGTGTGAGAGATAGTCTGTTTTTTTGCGTTCACGCACAGACCACGCACAAACCACACAAAGCACCACACAAAGCACACCACAGAGCCACACAGAGCCACGCACAGCACGATTGCAGGGTTGCCCTGTGTCATTGCTCATGGGTAATTAAAGGGTTTATTACTAACCTTACACTATTAGTAAACTTACACTTTTAGAGAGTAGATATAATAAAGCTAACTATGTGTATCTCTTTAAGTATCTCTTTAAGTATCTACCAAAGGTTAACCATTAGTATTCTATTGATAGTACATATTTAATAGTAATAAAGATAAGGAGTAAACATTGACCACACAGGGGCAAAGAAAAGCCATTCAAAAATATAAACAATCTAATGCAGGCAAAGACAGCAAGAGAAAAGCACAACAGAAATACAGAGCAACTAAAAGATTTAATAAGGTCAGTATTATAAAAGGCTCTAAATCTTTCTCTTTTCACTTTCCTGATAATTAACTATCCACCCATTAAATCTTATGTAATCCCGCATATTCCCTTAATATCCCATATAGTCCTATAACTGGCTATTATAGGGGTTTTTAGCTTATTTATAATTATTTTTAATTTAGGGGTTGCAATCCATGCCTGCATGGTTTAACAGGGGACAGTTACTTATTTTTTAACTTTTTTTTTATCTACATACAAAAAAAAATGAGCCACACATGGTGATGTCCTTAGTTACGGACTTTCTGGGCGAGTTGTTCTCTGAGATGTGTGGGTAGTCCTCCCGAGCCAAAGGCGAACCCTCTAAAAGGGTGGTGATTTTGGTTTCATGCCACAGTGCTTATTTGCTGTGTCCTGAAATTTCAAAATAGGTTGGCTCATGCGGTTGTATGTAATTTAATTATTGCACTGACGAGGACACAGACAAGTCCGAAACAATCAATCAAACAATCGGAGAAAAAAATGACACAACTGAAAAAACTAGGTTCGAACATGACTGTATTAAAAAATCCGAATAACGCACTTTGTGAAGAAATGTTATTCAGCTATGAAACACCTGTTGCAGGTTATGACATAGACGGCTTTTTTGTTACGGCTAAGAAATGGAGCGTCACAACAAGTAAGCACATTGGAAAATATTTAAAAATGAATATGTGCGACAAGGCAAAGGCAAGAACAATTTCGCAAGATGAAGTATTTAAGAAAGCAGGTAATTAATGCAAATACTTATTTTTTTAAGTTTGTTAATTATTTCAATAACTGGTTTTGTATTAGGTTTAATATTCAATGACCATTTATTGATGACGTTATCGTGGATTAGTTCAGTTAGTTTCTTTTTATTTACTATATTGAACGCCTTTGGCGTAATAGATAATTAAAACAATCAGCAACACTGAAGAGCCTTATATAGGCGAAACAGGGGCGGACACTTCGCCCTTGTCTGTTGCATAAGCAACAAATCAATCAAACAATCGGAGCAAACAAGGCTGACACTTAAACAATTAAGACAAAAACCCTATAAGCATGGTTACCCAACTATTAAAACAGCAACGGAATTTGGAAAGGTTAGAGACCTTTTTAAAATAGTTGATGACTTAGTGAACATTAGAAAAAATACCATGTTTAATACTGTTGAAGATGAAAACAAGTTTAATTATGTTTTGTCTGAATTACAGTTTTATCATAATGAAATTGATTACGCACAATTAATTAAAAATGATAAAATAGAGGGATTTTCAAAAATTTAGCAACACTGAAGAGACTTAAATAGTCGAAACAAGTCGGCACATTGTCGGCTTGTCTGTTGCACACGTTGGGGAAAGAAACCCATTGTATCGTCAAGGGTACACCTACAAGTGTGCAACTAATCAATCAACGCTAACAAATGGAGTACACTATGAAAATTCATAGAGCTGTCCAAAAAATACAAAACAATGAAGCCAAAGAAAAATGGCAATTCACACAAGATAAAAATGTATTTTTTGACTTGTACAATAAAACAAAAAGCAAAGCCTTGAAATTAAAAATGTTTCATTTTGCTATTGAAGAAGGGTTTATAAATGCCTAGCAGGCAATTATCCCTTTTTACAGCCGAACAGTTGCGAGAGTGTGACGAACATTCTTTCGTGATTGTAAAGGTACGAAACGGATTAAAAGCCGTTTTATATCGTAGCGTAAAAAATAATATTGTGAAATTTCCTCGAAGGTTCATAAGCTAATGACCCACGAGTTTAAAAGCCCGCAATATTATGCAGAGTTACGCAAAATAAAAACAGCATGGCAAGCAGACCACGCCGAGCAACCCAAAGAACACAAAAAGGTTGCAGAGGTATCAGAACAAGAAACCGAAAAATCTGAAGGTCAGTAAGTCAGCAACAAGATACGCCGTTTGGTTCTAGGACTAGACGGCGTATTTTTTTTTATCAATCAACAACGGAGTAAACTATGGCAATTAATTTAAATAATTATGAATATGTTTATTACTTTGAAGATGACGGAATTTTGAGAGGGTCAACTGAAAGTGATGAATGTAAAACATATAAAAAAGATGAAGTAAAAAAAGCTATTAGGGAAAATGGCTTTAAGTTTTACACTATCGGTGATGGGGGTAGTGATGAGGATATGCCAAAAAGTTATGGCTACTATTATTCTTTAGGCTCTAGCGGTAAATCTACAATAGATTTTGAACCTTTAGATTTTAAAATGGCTGACGTGGGTGACGCATGGCTGTTTTATAAAGAGGGTGGAGAATATAAACAATTATAATGAGACTTGAAGCCCATTCTAATCAGTGGGCTTTGAGACTTTTTATAAAGTCAATCAACAATCAACGGAGCAAAACATGACTAAAAAAATATATATGAGTGATGAGGACAAAATGATGAGGGATAAAAGCCTCACATGGTCTAAACCTGTAATAATAACGAGTAAAGATTATTTGAAAGCCCAATTTGAAAAACTTAAAACTACAAAATATGGTTTTAGTATCAAAATATTTGATGGTG